GCGGTAAGGCCGTGCGCTACGACGCAGGCGGCATCACCATCCAGGTGGGTGCGGTGTTTGGTGGGCTAAAAAGCGGTCTGCTGCTCGGGCAGACCGACGCCTTGATTACCAACTCCGGGCTGCTCCAGTTTGGGCACGCCGTGGGCAGCGAGGGTCGGGACGGAGGTTTTATCTCGCTGCAAAGCCATCGTGATAGTCCCTATCTCCATATGGAGTGGAGTGGGCGTACGCGTCTGTATGGCTGCTCGGTGCAGGCGCAGCAAGGCGGTGTAACCACAGGAGCTAACAAGCTCGTACAGATCAATCAAACCAATACCACCACGGAGTTCACCGCTGTCTCCAGCACATTCACCGATGTGGTCATTATTCAGAAGGATAACACGACCTTGCAGAAGTGCCGGTTCGTGGGTGAGCGATCCGGCTTCTTTACTGGCACTCCCAACGCGATCAACCAGAATAGCGTCGTGTTCTCGGGCGTCCTTTCGCCGCGCAATGACGCTGGGTCTGAAACCCGGGGTGCGGTGGAGTTCGATGTTCAGTATCTCGGGTCAGCGCCGAGCGATCCGTTTTTCAGCACACCGGTATTTCTATTCCAGTTCAGCCTGCCCAACGGCATCCACTATTATGTCAACACCACATTCCCGACTGGGTACGCCTCCGCTTTCCGCTGGTACAACGGCGGCACTGGGCGTATCTACGAGTCATACAGCGTGCGTCCAGTGGTCGTTGACGCTGCCGGTGCAGGCGTGCAGGATGTGTTGTTGTCGCTGCTGGATGCGAGCGGGTCGGCGGGTTGGTGGACAGGCAAGGACGCCTCGTTCGAACCGGTCAAGACGGCGACGCTGACCACGAACGCCAGCGGCACGATCACCAGCATCATCGGCCAAGGCGAGGCCGGGCTAGTCATCCGCAACCGCTGGACGAGCACCAGTGAATATGTCTCCGGTGCTACCAGCTACGGACCGTTCACGCTCCGCGCCCGCAAGTACGGGTTCAACTATGTTAAGAAGACCAGCGTTGACTACACGGCACGCACCACCGAAACCATTGCATTGACGACCAACACCCTGCTCACGCAGACCAACTCGGCAACGGTCGCTGCATACACGACGCTGGAGACTCCGCAGAAGTTTTACGACTATGTACAGTATTGGATGAGTCTTGCAGCCAATGTCAGTGTGGATGTCGATGTCACCCGCTCTGGCTCGCTCATCAACGCTGGCTCCTTGAATGTCACTATTGACGCCACGGCTGCAAGCGTATTCTCGCTGGTCGGAAACACGCTCACGATCAAGGCATCGACATACACCGGGGACATGACGACCACCGGGCTGATTACGCTCGCCAACGGCGCGACATTTGTCGGCACACGCACTGACGCGAACGGAACGATTGCACCGCCAAAGACGGTCAGCGTCACCGGGCTGACTGCTGGATCAAGACTCAGAATCTACAACAACACCACGGCTACCGAGGTCGTCAACCAGATCGTCGCTGGCACAAGCTACACGGCCACCTACAACGAAGGCACTGGCTACACCACGGGGAATACGCTGACGATCACCGCCACATGGCAGAGCGGCGCGACCGCGAAGCTCCCGTTCTCCACGCAGGTCGTGGTCGGCTCTACTGGTTGGTCGGCACTGGTTAGCCAACAGAACGATACGGTGTATAATTCTATCGCGGTCGATGGCTCCACAGTAACCGAATTTGCTCCTGACTACCCAAATGTGCAGGTCGATATTAGCGACCCCAACGGACAGACCAGCGCGGACCGGCTCTATGCGTGGTTCGTCCATACGACCACAACTGAAAACGGTATCCGCAACTGGTTCGGCGGAATCATTGCAGAGGATGCTGCAAACTTCCGCGTAGTAACCTCGATCCTGAACCTCAAACTTGACAATCTAAGCGCGACGGGGGTGGAGTTCACGGGCGGGCTGCGACTCTACCGTGACGACAATGTCTCACCTCTGGTGTCATCGACCACCGGCGGCGGATCAATCACGCTGTTTGCCGGGAAAGTTTATACATCAGTGGTGTCAACCGCATCTCCAGTGATTACTGGAGACATCAGCCAAGTCCCCGCAGCGGTCCAAACAGGAATGACCGCGCAGGGATACACAACCACGCGTGCGGCAAAATTGGACAACGCGGATGTAGCTACCAGCACTCGACTGGCGGCTGCTAGCTACACAACGCCCCCGACCGTCTCAGCGATCAGAACGGAGATCGACACCAACAGCACAAAACTCGATGTCGCAGTCGGCACGAGATTGGCCGCTGCCTCCTATACGACTCCACCCACCGCTGCTGCGAATGCCACGGCAGTTCGGAGTGAGTTGACGACGGAACTCGGAAGGATCGACGCCACGGTGTCCAGCAGGCTGGCCTCAGCCTCATACACGGCCCCAGACAACGCCGCGATCACTGCAATCAAAACCAAGACAGACAACCTGCCCAGCGACCCAGCGGATGAATCCAGCATCCAAGCCGCTATCGCCGCGATCCCCGCAGCTCCAAGCGCATCGAGCGTGGCAAACGCCGTCCGCACAGAGCTGACAACGGAGCTTGGGCGAATAGATGTCGCCACGAGCACGCGGCTGGCTTCTAGCGGTTACACCGCGCCAGCAAATGCAGACATCAGCGCGATCAAGGCGAAAACGGACAATCTGCCGAGCGATCCAGCCAGCACGACGAATATCAATAACTCTGAGACTACTCTCAAGAAGAAGATCATTCAGGCCGCTATGATTTGACGAACGCCGCGAAGCTACTCAATCCTCCCCATCATCATCCGACATATAGTATTCGTCATCGGACATTTGTTGAACCTCTACCTCGCGCCTAGCCCAGAACCGATCCGTAGGAACAGGTTTATCGTTACCGATAAAAGCAAGACCATTTCGGCGAGACATCTCTAGTGCGTAGAGAAACGAGTCAGCCAAGTCGGGCGAGAATCCAGTTCTGCCCTTGTAATCATCTTTTGTTTCGACAGAGATTTTCTTGTTCTTTGTGCGATACCTACGAAGACAGAGTTCTCTGCCTAATTCACCAGATGTCTCTACTCCAAAGATCACGCGAGCCTTGAATCCATGGAACGCGCTATACCAATACTCGGATATAAGACGATCATAGACTTCATTGCAAGGCCGCTTATCGACATCGGCGGCGATACGATCAGTCGGGCGGCCCATAGAAGAGATAAGGGAAATAGAAGCTCCATCTTTATCATACCGCATCCACTCACGCATGATAGCCTGTCCGATGCGGCCACCATCACCGCTAACATCCATACCAAACTTACTAGGTTTCACTTCATACTTACGGCATAGTTCAACTACCTTCGCTGCAACTTGAACATCGAACTCGGAAGATGATCCGGCTGCGATCTGGATCACCTCTTGATTCATTAGATACATGACCTTCTGTGAAGTTCCACGGACATATCCTAGCTTGCAGATTGTCAGAACGCATCGGTCGCCGCCAGCGGTGAAGGCAGTATCGAATCCAGCAATCTTCACAATATCATTGTAGTCCCAGATAGGCTCATTGTAGGTATCGGCATTCCTAATGACATCGGCGGTCAATATCGTTTGGGCAAATCCTGACTTTGGCCACCAACCAATAGCATTACGAACATAGTCCACAGAGTTCTCGTCTCCGTAAGACATCTTCAAGATGTCCGCCTGCTTCTTGCGATCCATAAGGAACGGGAATGGTGATGGCTCATTAGGAGGAGCTTGGAAGTTAGGAGACTTCATTCCATTGTAGAACAAGCATACGCCTGTTTCAGTTTCCCATTTCTCCATATCAGCACTCACCGCATCGAAGCTAGTATGACCTTTAGGCATAGCCCATCGGGTATGTGGATTATCTCCAGCGGACGGGTTTCCGATACCAATGAAAACCTTGTCATCGTTAGAGGAAAGGTTCTGCCTGATGTTAATCGCGCCCATCTCCATTTCTGGCAACTCATCCAATGCTACACGAATCCTATCGTTCTTACGACCACGGGTGGTATCAATCGCCTTCTGTCCTTCAGAGCCGGGCGGGAAGGCAATAGCCTTGATAGCATTGCGGTAATCCTTTTCATCATCTCCAGACGCTCCACCCCATACAATCATGTGCCGGTAATCAACAAGGTTTCCGATCTTATTAGAGGCACACTTCCAGAGTTTAGAAATGATACCCCAGATACGATCCTCGGACGCACCCAAGGTTGTCGTAGCCACCCAAGATGATGTGCAATGTGGAGCAGCGCACCAATCCAAATAAATCCATAGACCCACAGGAAACGACTTGCCCATCGAGGCTGCGCCTGCGAGACACACATCGTCATTGTTGCACAACTCATCAAGAGTCCTGAGAAGCTGGGTGTTGGTATAACCGCGATTCTTAATCACAACATCAGTCGGCCACATATACTGGACAGCTTGGATG